GTTACTCATATATTGGTACTTTACTAGCTAGTAAAAAAACATCAACTTAGTAAACAAAAAGAAACCCGGCCTTGCGACCGGGTTTCCGAATTTGCTGTCTGAGAGCTAATATCTGTATTAGAGATATGTAGCAGCAGTACCAGGTGTGAACGATTGACCGAGTCCTGTGCAGATGACAAGATGGTAGTAGAGTGATGCACCGAAAATGTGATCAACAACACCATATCTTGTAAGCAATCCAACACGGGGAGCGAAGTCGTTAGGTCCAATTGTACGCTGTACCATTACAGGAATGTAAGGGCAGTAAACGATACCACTGTCGTAGTATTCTGCACCTTTATATCCAAGTAGAGCGTAATCTACGGGCTTACTGCGAACAGAGCTGTACCCGCCGCCTTTATTCGAGGCAGTGTAACCAGCGTTAATCTGGGCTTCTGTACGAGTGTCACGATAGATTTGGAAACGACCACCGACCGAACCGACCTTAGCAATACCAACAGGCTGGGTGTTTACGTTACCATTGACTGGCATCCATGTGAAGTTTGGAAGAGTCTCGAGAATTGCGCAAATACGAGGTGTTGCAATGATGAAATTAGCAGCACCACGGCGATTGCGAATAGCGACACGGTTGGCTTCAACAACGATTCTGTTGTAGAAGTCACGAGCGCGCTCTCCAGACCAACGACCATCAGCAGAGATAGCAGACCAAGTAGAATAACCAACTCCAGCGCCAGCGTTGAGGCAGACTTGGATCATACGTGCGATCATCTCGCGGTCGATCTCAGCCTGGATTTCATACGACATAGCGTTAGTAAGCTCGGTGTCGATATCGATACCGTTCATATTTTTAAGATCCTGCTCGAGCTCAACTGACCATTTAGCTGCCAACCTACGGGTTAGAGCTTCAACGGCAGTCTTTTCAAACGAAACAGTGATTTGTGGGATCTTCGAGCTGAGCTCGAATTGCGAGATTAAAGCACCGACACCAGAATCTTCAATCATGTTGCTCCATTCAGCGTTGCCCGAGAGAGCAGCTGATGAGGCACCTGTGAAGGCTGTGTTGAGGTAGTTGTAACCAAGCTCTTTACCACCGGAATTACCAGCAGCAATAGATCCAGAACCGTTGTTGCCATCGCCATTAGCAGAATATCCGAGAGCGGAATCTTCGTACTTATAGCGCATTGCGAATGCAAGTCCGACTGGTCCAGTCATTGGTTGTACACCGACGATCTCATTTGTGATGAGTTCGGGGAAGGTACGACGAATCATTGGAATGAGGACTTTTGGCAAACGAGCGTCTCCACCAGCGTAATTGTCGCCAGAAAATGTTCCAGCGGTTGGCTGATGAGCACCGAAAACACCACCAGTGGCGGCTGAATTCGATTCACGCAAGCACCACTTTTCTTGGTTCTCAAGAAGGATAGCAGTGTTTAAACGTGTTGTTTCGTTCGAGATCTCAGCAACTTTGTCTGATTTGAAATCCAATACAGGACCCCATTTTTCGACGAGTGTCTGAGCGTAGTCTTTATTAATATGCATTAAGTTAGCCATAGTTTTTTTTTGTCTCCTTTTTATTGTGAGTGAATTATCTTGAAAATTTTCCAAGCTTCTTCATCTCGTTCAGATAGCCGCTAACGCCTTCACCTGAAGTGCTGTCGCGCTCAATCTCATTGTTAAATTGTTTTTGTTCTTCGATGATTTGTGGACGATCAACCGAAGGGGTTTTAATAAATTCATTTTTGACGGATTCTTTGATCTCATCAACTTCTTCTTGAGTTTCTTTTTCGAACATTTCAACAACATATTGGAAGTTTTCTTCGATATATTGAGGAGCTTTGTTTCCAAGAAGTTTTGTGACAAATTGTCTTTTGGCAGAAGGCATGTCTTGTGTTTTTTGTTCAAGAACAATTGTTGCTTCTGCTTTGTTAGCTCTTTGATTGAGTTCTGCGTTTTCTTTAAGAGCTTCGTTGAGTTCTCCGCGAAGAGAATCAATTGTCTTTTTGCCGTCAACCAAAGCTTCTTTAATTTCCGAATCAACGAACTCTTCAGAGATACCAACGATTTGACGAATTTGATTGATTTGTTTAGCAGCTTTAATGTTAGCAACTGCTTCAGAAATTTGTTCTTTAGGAAGGTTTTTATCGAGATAAAGATCGAGGTAGTTAGAAACTTCTTCAACCAAACGCTCTTGGAAGCCTTTTGCTTCTTCTGCAATTTGTCCTTCGTATTTTTCAACAACTTGCTCAAGCATCTTTGTGTGCTTTTGATCAATTCCTTTTACAAGTTTTTGAAGCTTTGCAGCATGGTCCATGTCAATTGCTTCAACAAGTTTTTTAAGTTTAGCTGTATGATCTGTATCAATTTGCTCAACAACTTGTTCGAGTTTAGCAGCATAAGATTCATCAATCTTTTGCTTTAAGTTTTCAGATTCAAGTTGAATCTTTTCTTTTGATTTTTCTTCAACTGCCTGAACGAATGCTTCTTCAATTGTATTGAGAGTCTCTTCTGAGATCAGGTCTTTGAACTGTTCGCTAAGAATATTCTTGATCATGGTTATAATTTTATTTATCTAACTTGTGTTATTTTTTCAGTGGGATCGCCGTTTTAAT